TTCCCACAATGCGCATTCCTCAGAGTTCTCTGCCAACGAGGTGGGCCACGGAATACTAGCTTTAACACATTCCCTACGAAATGCTTTTGTCGAAAGCACCACTCCATCCGTCTCATCGATCCATGGTAGTTTATTCTCTGACTCCCAAGTAACACGCTGTAGCGTCTTTATAGCGTCTCTGACTGCGCTAGTATCAACTTGAATTCCTCTCCAGCCCATCTCAATGGTGTGTCTGGATAGTTCAGATTCTACTGGGAGCATATCTCCGGAGAACTTCTCATAAATACCAAGACACGCTTTGGCATCCTGGCGAGCATACTCCAAGACTTCTTTTCCAAATTCAGTACCCTCGACATCACTCCACTTCTTAGAGTGCATCTTATCTCGCGGATCTTTGTCGATATGCCGATCCAGCAACTCCCTACAAGCACCCAACAAATTACGTGGAGCACCCACGGCAACCGAAAGGTTTGCAGTACAGTCCCAGGCCATAGGCTTGGATTGAACACATCCCTGCTCCCGTAATCTCTCGACAACTGCACCGTCAAAACTGTAGTTGTGAGCTACCCACTTGTGGCCGTCAATTTTGGTCCACGGGGCTTTTTTAGGGCATCCTACGTAGTCAACATCTGGCCCCTGAATGGCGACCATGTAGATGTCCGAGGCGGGGCTACGTAAATAGTGCCACTGCCCAAGTGTAGTAATCGATGTCTCTTTGTCGTAATATGTTTCAAAGTCAATTGCATATGTATTCATTTTGATTTTTTGTATTTTTTATTTGAGAACATTTCCTCAAAAACCAACAATCGCCCGAGCATATCCGCCACCTGGATTGTAGTTTCATCGTAAGTGTTCGTTTTTTCCGCTTTTTTTCTTTTGTTTAATAATATTTCCAAGGCATGAAGAATAAGGTCAGCCACTTCGGTGGGTTTTATCCCACCATTAAGTAGCGCCGTATATTCAGCCTCGATTGCATCGCGATGCTCACCCACGAATGGGTAGGGGATCACGATGAATTCTTCGGCCAGTTTTTCACTGGCAGAAGGCATTAGCTTATAATGTTTACCGAACTCTTATCGATTGGTTCAACGCCACCCTCCGGCTCAATTAAACCCTTCTTAAGAAGGTATCCCTCATCCATTGGAATAGATGTTGGAATTCCATTTTTATCGAGGACACGAGATTCTTGCGGAGGAACCTCTTGGGCTAGTCTCTCCATTTTACGGAATCCTTCGCCACCGAGAAGTCCATTTAAAAGATCAACAACGTGCGGGAAAAGACCGTTAAGCACGTCCTTCTCTATGATATTTGCTTCGCCATCACGGGGAAGCATCTCCACGCTGATTTTGTCAGTGCCAACCTCATTTTTAATTTGTATAGCTAATTCAATCATTTTTATCTTCTTTCTGTTGTGGTAGTAGTTCGAGTACGGCAGCCCTTACCTTGTGGCGAACGCCTGAGCATTCGTGTTCAAGATCGGCTAAGGATGTAAGAAGTTCCTGGCAGAACTCCCTCAATCCTTCGTTCTCATTTTCTAAACGACCATTCTCTCCCACAAGAGTATGGGCCGTTTTATGGTTTGCTTCTGCCAGATCGGTTACTCGCTTGTAAAATTGATGAACACGATGAATCTCTTGCTGCATAGATTTAGGCTGAGCCCTCATAGCATCTGCGTCAATGATCGAATCTATGATCATATGCGAGCCTCCGGGCTTAAAACAATGCATGGTTCCGTTGTATTCTTTAGGCATAAAAATCCTTCCTTTAAAAGATAGTCTAATTCTGCAACTATTTCTTGAGCTAGTCTATCGTTTTTTTGTTCTCTTCGATTTTCCACTTGACACCCTACCCTTCTTTTTCGGCATGGTTGTACTTTTTGTTTCTGTTTCGGGGGCTCCCAAATAAGGAAACCCAGTTTTCTTCCAAACCCAATGAAATATCATTTTTTTAATCCCTCTCTTCCTTTAGCTAATAGCTCCATGAAATAATTGGCGTGTTCATTATCCACAAAGAATGATATGGAGCTTGTACGTTCTGTTTCAGGATCCGCCCCAAACACAACAGCGCTAAACCAAAGTTTGCTTATTTTAACAAATATCCACAGTAAAAGTGTATCGATCATGTTATTTTTCCCCTTTTGCATTTAAACAATAAGAACGCAGCTCTTACCAGAGCTCTCTCTAAATGATCAGTCGAGGTCTCACCATTTACGTCAGGGTCCTGCCTATTACCGTCAATCTGCATCATAGCCTGGCAGATATGGTTAACAACCCTATCAGAATTGTAGCGACGAGAGTCCTTATAGAACCACTCCCCAAAGGCACTCTTATCCGAGCCCTTTTTCATAATACTCGTGATCGTCGAGAAAGCTTCCGAAGCCACCTCATTGATCGACGGCGGCACTATTTTGTCTTGATCCATAAACCCCTTACTTGAGTTACGTATTGAAATTTTGATTCCAGCAGCTCAGAAAAGAACCTAACTGATTGACGGAGGACGTCCGGTGTTTCACGCGGCAGGACACACCTTACCTGTCGGCGCCTCTCGCGCCGCACCATTCCGGAACGTCTCCCCTTCTTCATTATCTTAGATCAAACTTGAAGACCAAGCTTGAAATTCGTCGTTATTAGTACCAACCAACTTGAAGGTTGGTGTGTACCAGCTACCCATAGCATTAGTATTTAACTTGCTATTGATTTGATAACGACCTTTTGTCAACCCGCCCCTCAGGACAGTCTGACTATCTGTTAATAGTTGACGACCAGCTCCACGGTACGCACTCTTTGTGAGATTGTACTGGGCTAGCGCGTAACTCTTTTTATCCGGCCCTTCTAGTGAGAAGATAGGATTCTTTTCCTTCGGTTCCGCCGCCAGAAGGGTCAGCACGAGGAACGGGATATACCGGTCAGTATCCGTATCCTCCGCGATATCCAAAGTTCCGCCAGCAGCCTCTACCTCCGCCTGCGAGGCCAGAATCTTTGGGATAACATCCGTTCCGTAAGGAATTTCTTGGATGTACTTCTTTTGGATGTGAGTAATAATTGCCTCCATAGGAGCTTCCTTACTTCCCACGACCGTTTCCTTATTGAACACGAATGATCCGGGCTGGAAACTGTTGCTTAAGTTTCCTGTCTTGCCGACCAGATTGATCCGCGGGATCAAAAAGTCGGAGGCTCGGAACTCGCCGTCAACCGAAGAGTTCTTGTTAACAATTGACGGAGCCCTTTCCTGGACCGCCACCAATGCCTTTTCTTCTTGCACTTCCGTTGCTTCTTGATCTTTTTTACTGAATGATGTTTTCATATTTAGTTTTTTATTTGCTTTATCTCTTTATTTTTTCTTAGTTGATAAGATGGCTCACCACGCGTCATTGCTTCGGCAATGATAAGTTCATCTTCCAGTTGTTCTTTCGCCGCGGTCTTCTGACCACGAGGCGCTTTAGCCGCAACTAGATCGGCCAAATCTGTGAACTTAACCTCGCACGCGGAGCTGAACTCCTCGGGGGTAAGTTTATTCTTAACCAAATCCCAAGCCTTTTCGGAATCCTTAATCTCTCTACGGCCTTGAATCTCTTTGAGCCCGTAGCCAGGAATCTCGCCGCCCTCCTTGGCAAATTCTAAATTGTATTTACGAACGCTAGAACACCATGCCTCCATAACCATTGCGATCTTCTGGGCTTGCGATCTTCGCTCTGGCGTAGACAGCTGCCCCGGGTTAAAGAGTTCCGGTAATTGGGCTTCATGAGCCATATCATATGCTTTAACAATCTGCATAGTAGCTCCATGTATTGCTGGGCAATCCGGAAGTTTGTGGCAATAGATGCATTGCTCTCCCGGAGTATAATCCGCCTCGGTGTGATTTTTGCATTTGTTTATGATTCCTTTTATTCGTTTGTGTATCCTCTCGTAGTCCCCCTCCCGGGTGAACTCATGGGTGAAAATAAGGTCGAGTCTAGGCTGTAGAATATGAACAGTGACTTGCTTGATATAATCATGCTTATCGAATACCCCTAAAGTGTAAGCCCACATTTGAGCGTTGTGCTCGGCATCATCTACTGGGTTAAACCCAAATTTGTAATCTATTAGATGCGCCTTATCCCCACGAATCATCAATCGATCAACAAAACCCCATTGATCAAAAACCTCCAGCTTAACTTCTTTTAGATCAAGCATCGGTGGTTAACTCCGCTCTTAGACGTTCGATATAGTCCAAGCATTTCATAACCAGTTTAGTTTCGTCCGCGTTGAGTTTTGAGAAGTCGGAAGTTTCGCAGGAGTAATGCATAGCTGTTCCGCGTTGAGTTACAATATGAACTTCACCCCCGCGTTTTGGCTCGTATCCTGGGCATAGTTCTCTGCTCTTTAGAGTGCTCGGGCTATACCTTGCGTGTTGAGTTTCCATCTGCGTGGGAAGGAGTGTGCCAACAGAATTAAAATCGTCAAGCGCTAATTATGAGTCATCAAATCACCGTCATTTAGTAAATCAATATTTTTTAGTTTAATTTTTACGGACTTACTCACTTCTTCCTCGACGGAATTCGCTGCGAATAAAATATACTGTAGCGCCGGAGATTTCGCCCCGTCACGATGAATACGACCTAGTGCCTGTTTTAAATCTATGGCAGAGTATGTTGGGTTAACCAAGGACACTCTAGGCCGACCATGAAGATCGTGAAGACTTACGCCTACTCCACCGGCGGCAATTTGGCAGATGATCACAAAAGATTTATTCGATTGAAAAGACTCGATAGCCGATTCTCTTTCTTCCGCGGTTTGATCCCCTAAAATATAAACTGGATTATGCTTTTTAAGCCTCTGCCCAATCGCATCAAGTGTCTGCCTAAAGTTCACAAAACAAACAACACTCTTTCCTTCCTCGATAAATTCTTCCGCCATATCAATAAGAACGGGAACCCGAAGTAGCTCGACCTCTTGTCTCATTCGAAGCCGCTTGGTAAGTGGGTTCTCAGGATTCACATCAGATCGAGCTTTAGTCTTTAGCTCGGCTATCTCCTCCTCTACCTTCTGATAGAGTTCACCAATTTTCGGAGAGATATCTAAAGCCTCCGCAATAACCTGGTTGGAAGGAAAGGCATCACCAAGATCACTTATTTTCACCCTAACACCTTTACTTGGGAATATTTTAGTGTGGATATCTACTAATACTTTTTTACCACCAAAGAAGGCCAACCCACCCCACGGAGCTTTTACAACGCCATTCTTATGGAGCCATTTGAAAAAGTCTACCCCATTATGAAGGCCCAGAAGCCTGCCCGTAAACCTCATATCTAGGGGACTTCCAGCGGCAGTAGCCGATAGCATAAGAACATTTGCCCCAACCGCGGCCTCTAGCATAGCTCCATTTTGTGACTTATAGCTTTTACAACGATGAACTTCATCGAAGATATACAAGAAGTCTTTCCCTTTATGCTTCCAGTTCCATTGCTTATTCGCGAGCTTCTTTATGTGTTCAGTATTCCCAGTCCTTAGTTTTTCGTAGTTAAGTATAAACTTAGGTTTGATTCCGAAAGCAGCACAACAAGCCTTCCAAGCTGGAAGAACAATCTTGGGGGCTATGATAGCGAATTCTAGTTTAAGCTCTTTAGCTACTGCACAAGCTGTGTAAGTTTTACCAGTTCCCGTATCTGAAGAATCAAGAGCTACTGAGTGATTCTGAATTGCCCGAAGTAAAGTGCTTTTGGACTGCTCCTGCCACGGGCGCAATTGCACATGCTTCTGCGTGTTTTTCACGTACTAGTTCAAGCCAGTCTTTTGCAACCATCGTAACAAGCCAGTCGCACTTGTTTTTTCTATGGGCCACCACTGGCACACTCTTGCCACTGTCGCGCTTGGCCTGTTCCATAGCTTTATTAATGTTGAGGGCCTCAACCCGCTTGACCTCAAAGTGAAAAGGGAGGTTCGAGATAACGTCTGGCGACTCGGGGCTGCCCGAAAATTGCCTTCCGCGCCTCGCCTCGTAGCCTTCCGCCTTGAGGACATCTCGCCATTCACGCTCTCCAACTTTTCCTTTTGTGCAGCTGTTCATAATTTGATTTTCCTATTTGTCTTTTCATCGTGGCGATCAGAGTGAACTTAAATTGACATCTGTCAATCGAATATGCAGATTAGTACCTTGCCTATAGAAAAATATGGAAAGTCTTGGCCTGAGGGGGCCGGAGATCTCGATATAGAGTTATTAGCCTTTAAGACGGGGTTGAAGCCGGAGGACGGAGGATTGGGAAAAGCCCAGCACTTTAAGAACGTTGTAAATATCCTATGGCCATACCATAAAACAAAACATAAGAATGGTTTTCATTGGCATCCTTGGGCTGAATGGATGATTGAACGAGCTTGCGAAGAAACTTATCTGGCTATTTCTGGGCCCAAGTCTTCGGCGAAAACATCAACGATGGCTATGTGGGGCCTAGTTAATTGGCTTTGCGCTCCTCATGAAACGCTAGTCTTAGTTACAACAACAAGTGTTCGGGAGGCTAGAAAACGACTATGGGGGTCTGTACGTGAGAGGTACATGCAAGTCCCGGGACTTCCAGGGAAATTGGTAGACTCAATGGGTAAGATCGTTCTCGATATATCAGAATCCAACGAAGCCTCAGATCGTTCCTCCATAACTCTTGTTCCATCAAGTCCGGATAAAGAGAAGGAAGCTACTGCAAAACTAATTGGGCTAAAGAACAAGCGAGTATTCTTAATCATCGACGAAGCCACCGATGTGACCAATTCCGTATTTGAGGCCATCAATAATCTCAATTCCAACCCCCAGTTTCAGTGCGTTGCTCTGGGTAATTTTAACTCTCAATATGATCCTTTCGGCGTTTTTTCTACCCCCAAAGATGGATGGAATTCTGTAAATGTGGATGCTAGCGAGTGGGAGACAAAAACCGGTAAGTGCATTCACTTAGACGGGCTGAAAACACCCAACATTGAGCATGACGATAAGTGGCCTTTTTTATTAACATCAAAGCAAGTTAAGTACGCTATGGATAATGAGGGAGAGAACTCTCTTTCTTTTTGGCGTTTTATCCGGAGTTTCCCAGCCCCAGTTGGAGCAGAGGAAGGTATCTATTCAGAGGCCGACTTCAGAAAGTATGATGTAACTAAAGAGCCAAGATGGGCGACCCCGCCCTTGTACTTAGCTGGGTTTGATCCTGCGTTTACAAACGGTGGAGATAGATCAGTATTGGCTGTTCTCAAGTACGGCCAAACCGAAGAGTCGGGTCCGGCGGTTGCTTTACATAAGTTCCACAATCTTCGTGAAGACGTAACTAAAGCAGAGCCCCGCAACTTCCAGATTGCTAAAGAAGTCATGCGAGTCTGCCAAGAGTCCGGGGTGCCGCCCGAAAGACTGGCAGTCGATGCCACCGGCGCCGGAGATCCGTTTTGCGACATTTTATCCGAAATATGGTCGAATCGAATCTTGCGAATCAAGTTCGGTGAAAAAGCTTCAACACTCCCCGTAAGTGTAACTAACCCCATTCGCGGCCTAGATAAGTATACCAATCGAGTTACAGAGCTTTGGTTTTCTGGGGTGGAGTATATGAGATCGGGGCAGTTGAGGGGAGTTGTGCCAGATCTAGCGAAGGAGATGACGGGCAGGAAATACAATACTACCTCTGGCGGGAAGGTGACCGTTGAACCTAAGAGAGACTACAAATTGCGCCTCGGCAAGTCCCCCGATTTGGCCGATGCATTCTTTCTTGGCCTCGATCTAGCTAGGCAGAAGCTGGGCATAACAGCCGGGTCTCTTGTTGGGGGTAAACTTCGTTCATCCTGGCAGGCGCAAGCTAAGAAGCTGGACGAAGCCGTATCCGAATCCTCCTTTTTGAATTCCTAAAAAGGATGATTGACAGGAATATTAGCTTCCCCCATACTAGTCGGACTTGTGGAACCCAAATATAATACGAATTCCGTTCCTGACGATGACCTCAAAACGCTATCCGAAAACGGAAAAGCACCAAAAACTAGAATTACTGACCAGAGCGGACTTTACTCCATATATCAACAGTTATACTTGGCGGACGAACAGGGAGCCCGCGATCGCGCCCGCATTATGGACATGTTTGACGGGGCCGCTCCTTATGATCCTGTTGTCCTGCGTAGGCTCGGTCAAAGTTACAGAGCTAATCTGAACTTTGGTGAAGCCGGGGCAGATCTTGAAAAAGCCCTAACGTCATACAATGATTTGGTTACTTCCGTTGACCGCCTTGTTAATATCAGAACCAGATTTGGCGATGAAAGCCAGCGTGAAGAGTATGCGTCTATAATCGCAGAAGAATTCACACGTCTTGTGACAAAGGATTGGCCAAGCTTTTATTTTAAACAGCAGTTGCTTTCCTATTATTTTGTATCTCAAGGTCTAGGCATCGCTTACTTTGAAGATGAGCGAAACTGGCAGTGGACCGTTTGCCCAATCGGAGATTTTTTCATCCCCCGCGGAACTCCCGCTACGGAAGACAAAGTAGAGTTCGCCGCTATCCGCAGGATCTATTTGGTTCACGAACTTTATCAATATATTGAGAACCCAAAGATTGCAGAACAAGCCGGTTGGAATGTGGACGCAGTAAGGACCGCGATCCGCAATGCCACCACAACCTTTCCTACCGACGGTCTTAACTGGGAAGAACTGCAAAGACAGTTAAAGTCGAACGACCTTTATTTTGCACACGTCCGAGCAAAAGAAGTTCACGTCGTTCACTATTACGTAAGGGAATTCGATGGGACTTACTCTCACGCCATTGGACTTCGCGACGGTTCCGGTGATTTCCTGTTCAAAAAACTCAATAGATTTAAGTCTGCTTCAGAAGCTTTCCATATCTTTACCTACGGGGTTGGTAATGGTCTTTATCATTCGATTCGTGGTCTAGGTTATAAGATTTTCCCGCACATTCAGATGACTAATCGTTTGCGTTGCGCCATGGCAGACGGAGCCATGTTACAGACCTCAGTACTATTACAACCTCAGAGCGCCGAAGATGTATCCAAGATGACGATGGCTTATTCTGGACCTCTCTCATTCCTT